TACTTAGGTTCAAAATCCCCTGCCGGATCATTGTCTGTAGGGTTGCCTCTTGGATGTGGTTCGTCCCATGTTTTATTTTCGTATTCAGTTCCTGGTCTATTATTGCCTGCTGCACCGAAACCGTCTTCAGATAAATCAGGAGCCTTTGCTATTAATATTCCTGTCTCTCTATTTGATCTTCTGTTTTTTAAGTTGTAATGACTTTCAGCATCTCTTCTTGCTAATCTTGAAACATCAGGTTCGCCTTTACCAGCATATCCATCTGGTTTATCTTTGTCTCTGGGCCAATTTTTATTTGGGTCTTCAAATCCTGTATCTAAAAATTTATGTCCTGACGGATATTGTCCTGCTATTGAACCTAATATCATTGGTATTTGCCCGTCTTCGCCGTCAGCAAAATAACCAACTACCATTGATCCACAAACCAAACTATGATTTTCCATTATACCATTTACACCGGCATTACTTACTGGCATAATAGGAGTAGCGAACGGTAACTCCTTTACTTCTAATTCTGTTCTATTTGGATTGTGATATCCAAAAATTCTTACTTTTACTCTACCAGTTTCTAAAGGGTCAGCAATATCTTCTACGACTCCTGTCCACCAGATAAAAGTAGGGTTATCAATATTTGTTGTCATAATTTATCCTCCATACGATATATTCGCATCGTCCTCTACTGGTCCCGCCTGTTGTAACAATCCATTTTTAACTATATTCATATTCATTGTATAATCTGTTGGTTTAAATCTGTGAGCAATTGCTGTAATTAAATAATTGCCACTTAATACAGGATCTAAAGTATCTTCTTCATCTTCCGCTGCCGCTTTTTCTATACCTCTAGGATATACTACTTTAATAAGTCTTCCGGCTTCTATATCTGTTCTTCCAGGAACTGTTACTTCAAAAGAATAATCTTTAAATGAATAAAGATATTGTTTTCTAAATGCTGCACTATATGCGTAACCTCCACAGCCTTGTACATATTCTCCATCTAACACACCAAATCCTGCTTTGTTTTGTGTATTTAGTATAGAATTACCATACATCATTGTTGTTTTTTGTAATGAATTACGAGGAACATAAGCAGGAGTTCCTAAACCCGCATCTGTTTTTGTTAATACAGCCATGTCTGATCTTATATCAGATGTAATGATTTGTTTTTCTTTACTAAAGAAATCTACCATTATTGTATTACTTGCATATTGTCCTGACGTTTGTCCTTCTAAAACATCTATTGTTCTAGGTATTTCTATTTCATTAAACTGTGAGTAACCAGGATTGTCAGGGAAAAGATTGTTTGTTAAAGATTCTCCCTCTTTACTTACAGGTGGTTGACCTTCTTGTACATATGAATAAAGATCAAAAGGACTTTCTGCTTGGTCATTTATCATTGTAGATAATGAATTAAAATAAAATCCTTTGTTAGTTTCAAAGAAAAGATAATCAGGAACTCCGGCGCCATTTCTGCAAAGTTTTGTAAGATACATTATGTTTTGTAATGGTGTCCATGTATTAGAAATGTATGCTATTTCTGAGGCTTCTGGTTCTTCATTAACTGTTAATTCGTTGCTTGCTCCGTCCTCTGTTCTAGGTCTTCCTGATAACCTCATATCAAATATATCTTTTGCACCTGTTTTTAATTCTAACAATACCGTTCCACTTAAAGGTTTTGATTGGTCATCGTAACCCTCAGGCGATACAAATTTTAAATCATATACTTGTTGTCTATCATTTACCATACCTCTATTAGCGATACCATAAACAATAAAACTTCTATTAATTATATTTACGGGATCATCATCTAAACTTGTTGACCTAAATTTAATGTTAATTGTTTCTCCGCCGTGTATACCTAAATCATTAATAAGGTCTTTTGAATCTGCTATTGTAATTACTCCGTGCATATAAGGAGCAAAAATATCTTCGTATATAACCATTTCTGCCATGAAGTTACTTAAGATTACTGCATCAGCACCATAGTTATTTTTAATTGAGAATTCCTCTACTTCGTATTGACCAACTTTCTGGATTACTTCCTTTTCCATTATTTAACCTTACTTAATTAATTTTTTGAACTGAGATTTTATACTGAATATATATTCACTTCCTAAGACTAATATTTGTCTTTTCTCCTCGTTCAAATTTTCCTCATATTCAAAATTGGTAACTTCTTTGTAAGTTCCATTTGACACTAAACCAGCATCCCAATCTACAATAATTGTATCGTCTGATGCTAGGACGTAATGATGTACGTCTTTAATATTATTAACTCCATATTTGTCTTCGCAATATGTTACTAAGTCTTCTTGTGCTAAAGGCCATTCTTTGTTCACGTCTACAATGTTATTAATTAATAATATTACCCAATGATAATCTGTTGTTCCATATAATTTATGTGATAAAATTTCTGGTGTATCTCCATCTCCCACATAATGTTTTCTTAATCTAGATGCGTCAGGTATAAATTGGTTTACAATAACTCTTCTAAATATATCTGTTACCGCTGTGAATTCTTTCTTTCCAGCTTTTGTATATGAGTACATTGTTTTTGGGAAATATTTAAAATACATTAGAATCCTGCCTTAATATGTTCGCCTGTAAGAACTTCGAGTTCTGTAAATTGAAGTTCCATTGTTATTTCTGTTGCTTTACCACCTGAGCCTTTAAATGTTGTAAAGAAACCATCTGGTCCGTATGTAACTTTTACATTAGTTAAAGCACAGTTTGCTATTCTAGGCAAGTTAGGATTTCTAACTACCTCATTTGCTGGCGGTGTAGGTGGTTCTTTATCTCCATCTTCTTCAGTATTATCATTAGCGTCTTCAGCGGGCGGGGGTGGTTTTCCTGGTTCTGTTCTTAAAAACTCAATTACAAATTCTGATGGATATTGTAAAAATACACTTTCGGGAGACGCGTCCGGGTGCATATGAAATTTAAATATTTTAATAATTTGTTCTACTTGTGTCATTTCATCAGCATTTTTAGGAGAGAAAATATATTGAAAACTAAACTTCCTAAATCCCATACTTCTAAATAATTGTTCTTTATATGGGTTGTCCGCTAATTTACTTGTTGCTTGTAATGCTGATGCAAAGTCTGCATTTACTCCTAAAGCTCTAGGTAAGTTGGCAGCTGAACCTATTAGTCCTCTACCTGCTGATCCTAATGCTTCTCCTAATTCTGCCATGTTAAAATCTAAACCGCCTGTTAGCATACCTGCCATACCCAATTCTGTTTCATCATAGTTGGCCTGGTAAGCAGTTATAATTGATTGCGGAACATATAAGTATATTCCTTGAGATGTAAATTCTCCAACATTACTTCTGAATAGTTTACTTGTTGAAGGATTAATCATTGCAACACCCGCAGCTACACCAATACCTGTACCTATTGCTTTTTGTGTAGTAGAAAATGCGTCTCCTATTTGAGAACCTGAAGCAACTACTGATAATGCTGCCGCTCCAAAAGCACCCGTTGCAACAGATCCGAATGTGTCTGCATCTGCTCTGTTACCTTCACTTGCGCTTTCTTTATCGCCTTTAAAATAATCTGCCAAATAATTATCTGCTGCTGCTTTGGCATTTACACCCGCTTTGGTTGATCCTGCACCTGATAGTGCTACACCTCTATTTGATTCGCCTGAACCTAACTTCTTTTTAGATATTATATAGAAACCTACTGCATTAATTTGATTACCTTGGAATAAGTCTTGAGGATAAACACTTGCAAGCGCTCCTAAATCTGCTCCTCGTCCTGTTCCTGATGGGTATGCGACATTTTCACCGCCGGGTCCTCCTAATTCTCTGCCCGATTGTGCGTCATTAGTTCGTTTCCAACCATCAGTTGGGCCTCCTGAACCTTGACCGCCGTCTCTAATGTTCTTAGTCATTGTACTATAAATACCTCTAGTTAATACTTTATTTATATGGTCTACGCTAAAGAAATATATAAAGGAAAGTTCATACCTAAAAATTATTCTAAATATTTAGGTAATGTCACGAATATAACTTATCGTTCAAGTTACGAACTAAAGTTTATGAATTGGTGTGATAAGAATGAATCCGTAACAGGATGGGTATCAGAGGAAATAGCGATACCTTATCGTAACCCTATGGATAACAGAATACACAAATATTTCGTAGACTTTTATGTAGAAGTAACTGATAAAACCGGTCATAAGAAAGCATATCTAATAGAAGTTAAACCCAAACGCTTTACAAAGCCCCCAGAAAAAAGAAGAAAAACAAAAAGGTATTTACAGGAAGTTGCTAATTATGCTGTAAATGAGGCAAAATGGAAGTCAGCAGAGATATTTTGTAAAGAAAAGAATTTAACTTTTATGCTTGTAACTGAAAAAGAACTTGGCATTTAACTTATAAATACTTACATGGCAACCAACGAGTTCAGACAGATTAGACTTGAAGCCGGCGATGTAGAACGTTCAGATCGCTGGTATATCAACGCAGTTAGGCAATTTGCTGATGGAGTAAATAGTCCTCAATCAGTTTTTAGTTCTGACTTAGGTTCATTTGAAACAAGTATTGATTCAGGTAATATGATGATGTTTACATACGATGCTAAACACGCAGAAACTTTACCTTATTATGATAAATTTCCTTTATCAATAATTATAGAGCCACTTCCTAATATAGGAGGATTTAGTGGTATAAACTTACATTATTTACCGCCCTTATTTAGAGCAGAAGTTTTAGGGGCATTAAGAGAAACAACGGAAAAACTTACTGATGAAAAAGCACAATTAAACGCTAGCTGGCAAATTGTAAAACGATACTCACAATTTCCGCAGATTAAAAATGCTGTTAAAAAATATATTTTTGGTCAGGTTACAAGTAGATTTTATAAGGTAAATCCAATACATTGGCGTTCAGCAGTATTTTTACCAACTCAACAATTTACCGGAGCAACAGATAGAACTGTTTATAGAAAAACAATGTTAGAAGAACAAAGAAAGAAAAAACCTAGTGTAGGTATGGGGAGT